ATGGTATCACGCAATGGCACCAGGACTATTATTAATACTTACACGAATAGGAGTACCAGTTAGTACTTCTTTTTTAGTATTAAGTGCCTTTGCAAGTACATTTGTACTAGAGAAGATGCTTATGAAAAGCATGATGGGCTATGCTGTCGCGGCAGTCGCGGCATACATTATTTGGATAGGAGTTACTAAACTACTAAACGAAGCAAAGCCTGTCAAAGAACAACATAAGAAAGCATGGCGAATAGCACAATGGGTAACAACAGGCTTCTTGTGGTTTACTTGGCTCAGTCATGACATGGCTAACATTGCCGTGTTCCTTCCAAGACAAGTTCCATGGGACCTAATGATCCTAGTGAGCCTTGTGTTTGTTGTAGGACTTGCATTTATGTTTAAAGAGGGCGGTGGTAAGATCCAAAAGATTGTACTAGAAAAACACAACACAAGATATGTGCGTTCAGCAACTATCATTGATGGTGTGTACTGGTTGATCTTATTCTTCTTTAAAGAACTAAACGATATACCTATGTCAACAACATGGGTGTTCGTAGGTTTATTGTGTGGACGAGAACTTGCTATGGCAACGATGACAGGCAAGGAAAAGTTTAAGACAGTGTTTCCGTTGGTGACCAAAGACTTCTTCAAGATGATGATAGGCTTAGGTGCATCAGTAGGCGTGGTGTTAATGATACACTATGTCATTGTACCAAACGGATATTAATATATTGGAAAGGTAGTGTGCAACGGCACTACCTTTTTATTTGACAATATAAAGTAGAGAAAGTATAATAGTATTATGAAAATAAGGTTCTATCAAAAACTAGACAAAGGTAGATGGTTAGGATTTCTAATAGCCATAGCCGCCGCATATGTTTTGTCAGATGCTAATACTGACACACAAGCGATAGGATGGGCAATGGCTTGCATCAGTTGTTTAATGTGGATTTACTTTGCAGTCAAAGACAAAGACATTCCAAGAGCAATGATGGAACTTATGTATATGTTACTTGCAATGAGAGCAGTTTATAATTGGATGATAGGATGAAAATAGGAATAGCAGGCTACGGCTATGTTGGCAAAGCACATGAATTAATACTTAAAGATTATCACGACTTAATTATATATGATCCTGCACTAGAACATTATGGTGACCTTAGACACGCAGATGCAATTATTGTTTGCGTAAGCACTCCAGAAGGATCGCATGGAGGATGTCATATGGACAACGTGTATGATGTTATAGAAGATTCACCTCATGTACCTATATTAATTAAAAGCACAATATCAATAGAAGGGTGGGATATGCTAAGGCATGTATTCCCTAACAAGCCATTAACATTTAGTCCAGAGTTCTTACGTGCGGCACATTGGAAAACAGATGCTCAACTACAGGATAAAATCTATTTAGGAGGCGGCAACACATCCTTTTGGGCAGATGTGTTTATCACAGCATTAGGTAAGATTGATATAGAAGTTACTGACCCAGAAGCATTAATTACAGCAAAATTAGTACGCAATAGTTTTTTAGCAACAAAGGTTGCTTTCTTTAATCAAGTATATGATTACTGTCAAGCATATAACTTAGACTATGAAGCAGTTGCAAAAGTAGTAGGTAACGACAGCAGAATAACTTCTAGTCACACAGGAATTACAGAAGAACGAGGCTTTGGTGGACATTGTTTCCCTAAAGATGCAAAGGCTTTCACAACCAGTGCAAACCGACAAGGTGTAGAGTTAAGTATATTAAACACCGCAATTGAATATAACCAAACTATTAGAAAGGGAACAACTTGAAAATGAAAATCATTACAGGAAATGCTAATCCTCAATTAGCACAAGAGATTGCAGAACATTGTTTTGCAACTCTAGTCCCAGCAACAGTATCAACTTTTGCTGACGGCGAGTCTAGTGTAGAGTTTATGGAAAACATCCGCGGTGAAGATGTGTTTATAGTACAGAGTACAAGTAGTCCAGTAAATGATAATCTAATGGAAATGTTAATTATGATTGATGCGGCAAGACGTTCGAGTGCAAGTCGTATTACAGCAGTTATTCCTTATTTTGGTTATGCAAGACAAGATCGTAAAAGTGCAAGTCGTACTCCTATTACAGCAAAACTAGTTGCTAACTTGTTAGTAACAGCAGGAGCAGATAGAATCTTAACTATGGATTTACACGCAGGACAGATACAAGGCTTCTTTGATATTCCAGTTGACGATTTAACAAGCCGTGTGGTGTTTGCCAAAGACATCAAACGTAGTATTGGTTATGTTGATGACCCAGAGGTTAATCAACAAGGCACAGTTTTTGTATCACCAGATGCAGGCGGTGTTGTTCGTGCTAGGAAGTTTGCTGATATGTTCAACGGTGACATTGCTATTGTAGACAAGATGCGTCCTGAAGCAGGCAAGAGTGAAGTAATGAATTTGATCGGAGATGTTAAAGGTAAACATGCTGTTCTAGTTGATGATATTATTGACTCGGGTGGTACATTATGTAATGCGGCTAAAGCAATTATGGACGCAGGGGCATTGAGTGTTAGAGCATATATTACACACGGCGTACTGTCAGGCGAAGCATGCCAAAAGGTTGAAAAAAGTGTACTAGATGAATTGGTAGTAACCGATTCAATTGCTAACCGTTGTCCTAAGAACTGTAAGAAAACAAGACAAGTGAGTGTGAGTCAATTATTTGGAGAAGCAATGCGTAGAGTTACAAATGAAGAATCAGTTAGTTCTTTGTTTGTCTAATGGAACCTGACTTCAAAGAAGCATGCCGGCTGTTCTGGTTGACAAAAGGCCATCTTAACACAACCAAAGAAACTATTATTAGTTCATATGATGGCTATTTCAAAAGACTTTGGGGGAATAATGAAAGAGCAGAATATGGCATGGAAGGCTTTGAAGAGGCTTACAACAAAAAAGTTAGTGAGTCTTAGTCTAAGTTAGAAATGTGTTTGATATACTCTGCCATAGAGTGATCACCAAAGTTGTCTATCTTACCTTTTTTAATTCCCATCCACATGCCGCGAAGTCTATCTTTAAACATCTGCCAGCCTGTAGGTTTTCTATATTTGCCATAAGCATTTAAGTAATGCTGATTGCCGTGATGCACATAACCCATTATTGCAAGAGGAACAGTTGTAACAATATCGTTGTTGTTCTTCCAGCGATGATGTGTTACGTTTAAACTATTGCAGTAACCCCTCCAACCCACACGCGGTGAGCCGTAAGTATAAAGTTCAATAGGGTCATTTAGTTCTTCTTCATACATACAACGACTTGCCATAATAGTAGCCATTGCCGCACCTAAACTATGTCCACAGAACCAAAGTGTTTTATTTAAATTAACTTTTCGAAGTAAATCTTCTTGCACATCAGGCCAAAGATCATCTACTTCTTGCTTAAATCCTCTGTGTACCCTACTAACAGTTTCAGCCATTACTGGTGTTGCTTTTAAATCTGCTTTTAAATCATTAAATTCTGTCGGTTGTGTTCCACGACATGCAATTACAATATCAGTCTTATTCATAAAACGATATGCTTGCGCCCCATCTTTATTGTAGAATTCCACAGTTGTAAACCCTAATTTCTTTACTTGACCTTTTGCTTCTTTTATGTTACTATAAGCAATACTTGAAAGTTTAGCAAATAATAGGGATCGTTCTTTGAAATTCAATTCGTTTATTGACATATGCCCATCTCCTAAGTTTACATCTATATTTATTCTAACGCTAAATACTGTAACGGAGTAACTAATGAAAAAACGTACTAGAAGCATATTGCAAGAATTGAATACAGTTGGGCGTTCACAGAAGCATAACGACCACTTAATTGAAGCCACAGGCAATAATATTATCGAAAGTGCGATTAATCTTTTAAATAGAATTGCTGAAACTTATGATGATGCTACTGCTAACGAATTAGAACGCAGGTTCTTAAATTCTATTAGAACTGGGGATCCACGTAAATTTAAGAGAGTAATGTCAAAAGTAATGGAATCTAAAAATGAAGATAACTGATCTACTAAACGAAGCACCTAAGAAATCTAAAGCATCAAAAACTAAATCAAATCCAAACGATAGTTGGGTTAAAAAGGCTGATGATGCTGTACGTGGTAGTTTTCCTATGAAAGCAATTCAAACTATGCAAGGTGCAGTAGGTGGTCGCGGACCAGATGAGAAAAAAGTAGATGATAAAAAAACAGTTACTAAAAAAAGTACACGAGTTGTAACAAAGCCTGTTGCTAATAGAAAAATAGAAGTATTAGATCCAAGTAATATGCCAACGGTAGCAGTATTTAAAACTCCAAGAAAAGAAATATACAGTTGGGATCCAGTAGAGAAACAATGGAATGGTAATACTGAAGATGGCAGATCATTAAAACCTTTAGATGTTAAGCGTGGCGTAAAATTATATAACAGCATCAAAGATCCTAAAATGAAAGATGCAAATGAAAGTATTAATGTTAAAGGACATATTCTAAAAGAAGGCGGAAACATTTTTCCAGGAACAGCAGACTTTGATCAAAAACTTATACCAGATATGATGAAACAGATTAATGGTGTAATGACCAAAGCAGGTGTTAAAGCATTACCAATTGGATCAGGTGCAACTCCTACACCAGGTAAGATGAGTGGTGACTTAGACATGATTGCAGATGCAGGACAACTAATCAAAAATTTAAAAGCACCTGATGTTAAAACTGCAAAAATAGAATTAGAAAAGATGTTTCAACAAGCAGGGTTTGAAACTAAAAAGACAGGACAAATTGTCCATGTAAAAACAACTATAGGTGATACTCCACAGCAAGTTGACATTATGGTTGTTGACAACGGCGAGACAGCAAGTAAGTTTCATGTACATGATATACCTAAAGGTTCACCATACAAAGGTGTACACAAACAAATTATGATTGCAGACCTTGCAAAAGAAAAAGGATTCAAGTGGAGCCCTTACAAAGGTTTAGTTAATAGAGATACAAACGAACTTGTAAGTAACGACTTAGAAAATATTGCAAAACAATTAATAGGCCCTAATGCAACAGCAAGTGACTTAGGTTCAGTAGAAAGTATTTTAGCAAAGATGCCAAGTGCAAAAGAAATTGTAGACAAGTACGAAGCAGATCCAAATAGTGCGTGGATGAAAAAGAAAATACAAACACAAGAAAACGAGATTATAAATGCGTTACGTAGAATTTAAAGAATATAAAAAAGGTAAGGCAGGACAACTTAAAGGCAAAGATGCCATTAAGAAGAAAAGCAAACCCGGCGGCAACGAAACTCCACATCCTGCTAGAGGTAAACTTGTAGGCGAAAGTCTGTATGAAGCAGATGCACGTATACAACATGCAGAAGATATTGTATTTTGGGAAGGTAGCAAAGGCGCAATGCGAGCATTAGAAGCATTACGCAATATGGCTAAGGAGGATCACAAGAATGTCACACTTAAATGGGATGGATCTCCCGCGCTCATTTTTGGCCGCGATGAAAATGGAGAGTTTATATTTACAGACAAATCAGGCTTCGGCAAAAAAGGCGGAGTTGGAAGAACCAAAAGTCCAGATGCGATTAAGCAAGAGTTGCTCGGTCGTTCAGGTGGCAAACTCAGAGATGATCCGGGCCGTATAGCATTCGCAGATAAGATGGCAACAATTTTTAGTTTGTATGAAAAAGCAGTTCCAAAAGATTACAGAGGATACTTCAAAGGCGACTTGTTGTATTATAACACACCAGAAGTAAAAGACGGACACTACACATTTAAACCTCAAACTGTAACATATAATATTGATGTTAAGAGTGACTTAGGCAAACGTATTGGCAAAAGCACAACAGGTATTGTAATACATAGAGAAGTAGATTCAGAAGGTGCTGAAGGTCCTTTTACAAATAAAGATATATTCCAAGGCAATGATGTGTTTGTAGTTCCAAGTGTAACAACAGTAGCACCAGTAGAAGTAGACACAACAATATTAGATAGAGCAACAGCAGTAGTAAAACAAAATGCACAAGGACTAGATGCAATGCTTGATGAGCCTAGTCTTAGAGCAAAACAAATGACAGATTTGCCTAAATTGTTTTATGCCTACATCAACAGTAAAGTTGATACAGGTTTAGATAACTTAGGCGGAGACTTTGCTAAATGGTTACAAACAGCAAAGGTTAGTGAAAAGAAGAAAGTTAATGTACTTGCATATATAAAAGAGCATATGGGACATTTCAAAGCAATGTGGAATGTTGTTACTGCTATTATGCAAGCCAAAGACGATATTATTGCTAAGTTTGACAGTCAAGGTGGAGATGTCAAACAATCAATAGGTGACCAGCCAGGTGGTGAAGGATATGTATTAGCACATCCTAAGGGCGATATTAAATTAGTACCACGCAAAACATTCTCTGCCGCAAATAGAGCAGTAGAAAGATAAGGAAAACAAAATGAAAATTACAGATTTATTAGAAGGACCATACGATGTAGATCCAAAACTTATGCCGTATGTAAGAATGGGGCAAAAGATTGCTTCAGCATTAGAGCCAGGAAGTGGCCTTGAATGGGAAGATGTTGAGTTCAACAAAGCGGCGGCATTAGGATCGTCATTTGGTAAACTAGGTTCAGCATTTGGTCCTAAGACACCAGGTGAAGCATTAAAAGATGCAAACGTAGATGTTGAAATGGCAAAAGCAATTATTGCTAAAGTTAAAAACGCAGACGTAAAACCAGGTGCAGGTGTTAAAGATCCTGAGCCAGAGCAACCAGAAGAAGAATAAAAACAAATGATGGAATTCATTAAGGACATGCACGAGGCACGAATGACTCGTAGTACAGGTACGCTCAAGAGTCTGACGTATACAGATTGTTGTGAACGATTGTATCTAAGTGTATTGATATTAGAAGCACTAAATCAATATGCTTATTTTAGACGTACAGCAAGTGAGTATGCTAAAAGAACTACAGGCTACGATACGTTTAAAGCGTATAGGATGAGTGGCACAGATTTATATAATCTTGCTTACTTTGTAAATGGCGACGAAGATGCTATGAACAAACTAAAAGATCCTAGTGCCGCAAAAGCAATGAGGCAAAGAACTAACTTGCCGTTGATGCAACTTAATGGATGGTTAAAAAGTATTGCAAGTAGTCATCAGTATACTCAAACTTCACAATTCCTTATCAAACTTGAAGGTGGGTTGAATATTAGCAATGCCGACTATAAAATTGTACGAAGAAATCTTACAAGATATAGAAGCCTAAGTACTAAAGACAAAGAAAACACTATCACAAGATTATTAATTGCCGCAAGAGCAAAACTACGTACAAGTGATTTAGTTGATGACCTTAGTAAATTAGCCGCAACAAATGATCTAGAAACAGCAAGAGTAGCAGACAATGAACCTACAGTAAGTGTACCAGATATCAGCACAGATGCACGTGATATTAGTTTATATCGCTATGTAGTAGGTACAGAAAACGTTATGCGTACTAAAAACTTCCTAGCACTAGCAAAACAAGGCAGAAGTATACCTGGACAGTTCGTACAAGGCTACATTCCGGCGGTTAAAATGCTAGATGACATCGTAAAAGCAGGACCTGCATACATAAATCTCCTAAGAGCACTGCATCAGAGAGCAAAAAAGAGCCGTAAATAGGCGTTTTTTCTCCTCTTTGGTAAATACATATAACAACTTCGTAGAGAAACGAAATTGGTCATTAGAGAAAATATAGGAGATATAAAATGGCATCAGTAGCAAGAGTAAATCAAGACGGACGTGATCATGGCGTTCAATACAACACAGCAGATCTAATCGGTGTAGAAATCGATGCAATCGTATCATTAGCCGCAAAAGACGGCGTTGACGGAGCATTGGCTCAAATCGTTGGTGAGTTTTCACCAGTAATGTACAAGTCAACAGGTACAGCAGGTAAGATTTTTGCAATCGTACACGGACATGGACAATCAGCGGCTTCAATGCAAGTTCGCTTACAGAACATGGGTACAGTAGACGGTGTTGATCTTTCAAGTGCAACAGTAACAGCACGTGACTTAGACGGATTTGTAGCAACTTAATAGTTGTTATAAGTTTAATAACTTTAACATTAAAAGGCTCAGTTTTTACTGGGCCTTTTTTTGTGACCGATAAGTACTAACATGAACACATTTGAATTAACTACGTTAGTAGATATCACAAAAACAAATGCACGTCGTGGCGAAGACAAACTAGCATACGGACAGCAACAAAACTATATGAGTGTTGTACAAACACTTGGACTTAGAACCAACGTAGAAATTTCAGACCCTGTGTTTAAGAAACAAAAAGCAATAGGCTTTGGAAGTGACTACGCTAACAAAAATTTAAACGTATGGCGTTGCATTATTACTGTAGAGCAAGATGAATCACACAGTGTTGAAATGATGGAAACTGATTTTGATATGGTTCCTGTGGTTAAAAACTTAAAAGAAAATTGCATCATGGAAGATGCATTATTCTGTACATCAGATGCCAAAAAGTGCAATATCTTGTTTAAGATATTGGCCGAAGATGATAAATACTCTATATAAGGCAAACACTAAAACACCATTCAAGGCATATTAGGCTAACTTACGAAGTTTACTAATGGAGAATAAACAATGGCAACTGCCTTAGAACGTGAAAACCTAGAAGCACATGTAGATTTATGCGAACAAAGATATAAAAATCTTGAAACTCGCTTAGATAAAATTGAAGCAAAAGTGCATCATATTCACGATGACATTACTAGAGGACAGCAATCAATGACTAAAGTAATCATTGGTGCGGCAGGCACAGTAGTTGCTGGCTTGTTATCTACAATCGTAGTTATTTTACTTAACCTTTCCTAAACATAAATACAGTATGAACTTAAGAGAACTCATTACTGACCCCGCGGGCGAGCAATTTGAACTAGATGAAAAACAGATCTGGGGACGCAGAGGCAACAAGGTCGTACGTAAGTATAGGTGTTCCGGTGGTACTCGCCACGGACGTATTGTTGCCGCACCTAGCGCATGTTTTAAACCTATTAATATGAAAGCACGTTATACCTTAAAGCGTACACAGGCTAGACTAGGTAAACGTATTGCTAGAAAATCAAGAAGAACTAAACGTATTAATCCCGCAAGTAGAAGACTTAAGGCAATGAATAAAGCGAGACGTTAGATGTTGTTACGTGAATTTTACATAACAGAAGACCCAGTAGTTGAAGCAGTTAGAACTATATGGAGTCGTTCAGGTGGTAAACAAGTACGTAAGTATCGTTGCACAAGTGGAATACGTAAAGGACGTATTGTTGCAAGAGCCGCAACATGTAATAAACCTTTAAATCAAAAAGCAAAGATTCAACTTACTAAAACTAAACGCAAAACTCCAAACAAAATTAAAATTAATACAAAGAAAACTAAAAGAGCCAATCCAGCAAGTAAACGTTTGAAGCGTATTAACGTTAGACCTAAGAAAAGATTTGCAGGCAAGAGAAGGACTAGTTAATGAGATTTGACGAGTTTAACAAAAACGACAAAGGCGAACGTCTTGATCTAATCATTAATGAAAATCCGCTTGCCCTAATACCGGCACTAGCAAGAGGAGCGGCAAGCGCGGCAGGACCAATTATTAAAAAAGGTGGGCAAGAACTTATTAAGCGTGGCAAACCTGTTATACAAAATTTAATTAAAAAAGGTAAAGATGCATTTAAGCGTGATGGTAAGGCTACAAGCAAAGGTAGAAATCAACCTAGAACAGGTAAGACACAAAACCCAGCAGTTACGGCACCACAAACTAGTGCGCCAGGACAACCAGCACCGCCTTCTAGCATAGCAAGTCCTAAGCCACCGGCAAGTACAACAGCACCACCTAGTACAATGCAACCACCAGCATTGGCAACTCCAAAGCCAGGTACTGCACCTAAGATAAGAACTCAGCCACCAAAGCCAAGAGTAAGTAATCCACAAGTTACAAATCCAGGAGCAACAGCGGCTCCTAAACAACCAACAACACCTGCACCTAGTACAGCGGCACCTAAGCCACCGGCAAGTACAACAGCACCTAGACCAGGAACACAACCACCACCAAGAGTAGCACAACCTAAACCAGGTAGTACTGTACCTAAACCACAACAAGCACCTAAACCACAAGCACGTACCAATCCTAAACAAGCACCTAAGCCAAAGCAAGCACCGGGTGTTAAGTCAAGAACAGGTACAGGAACACTTCCTAAAAAATCTGGAGGAATAGGTAAAGGCATAGGACTAGGAGGACTAGGAGTAGGAGCATTAGGACTAGCAGGACTAGCGGCACTAGCAGGACGAGGTGGACCTGGAAGTACAGGATATAAAAAGTCAGACCCAGAAGTATTTGATGTACCAAATAAACCACAGGGAGCAACAGGCACCCAAATGGCAACACCAGCAACAGGTATAGTACCTGGACCTGGACCAAAGCAAGCACAAGCGGCCGCAGATCAACCAGGCGCAGACCCAACTGATCCAAAAGCACAAGCACAGCAACGCAAGATGCAGAAAATGCAGAAAGACGTTGCACAAAAGCAAATTAAGGCTAAGAAAGCCGAATTAGATATGCTAAAAAAGCAACTACAGAGTATGAAATAAAATGAAACTAAACGAGTTAATAACACAATTTACTATAGCAATGAGCAACGAAGAAGCAGATTTACTTCGTAATGTAAAAGGTGTTATGCCATATGAAAGTTTTGACGAAAGAGAACAATTCGTTCTTGAAGGTCTAATACGTAAGAGTTTAGTAAGTAAAGTACATAACAATGGTAATATCATGGTGGTTGCAAATGACGAAAGCCTTAGTAAATGAACTAAAAGCCTTGATCGAGCAAGGTCTAGAAGATGTAGCCTTTCCGTATGTGAAAGGTAACAGCGTCCGCATAGGTAATATGATAGTTCGCACAAGCAAAAAAGGTAACTATGTGTTTGATATGAAGCATCAAAAGCAAGTTGCACATACATTTAGTAAAACAGCCGCAGTTGCTATTGCTAAAAAACATGCTGAAGGACATAATGTAGTTAATGAAGTACTGAAAATTGATTACGAGATAGAAAAAAACTACAATGATGCAGTATTTTTCCAGCACAGTTATAAGCAATCAGACGATGAATTGCGTAAAGAAGTGCTAGAATGCAGGCTAGATATTGCTACAACCAAGATCGATAAAGGTAGAACTCGACTTGAGGACTATATATACAATTAGAATGATAAATAACTATAACAAATTCTGCAAGGATATGAACAATGAACATTAGAGAAATTAAAACACCAATTACAGCGGCAACACTCAATGAGAGTCTTGCAAAGCGTTATGGCACTAAAATTGATATTGCCAAATTTACATTACCACAACTAGAAGATGCACGTAACAAAGTGCGTACTATGTTGAAAGACATTGAAACAAACGAAAGTTTTGATGCAGTTAAGAGCGAAAGTTATCAAAAGTCAAAATTATTTTTAGACGTTCTTAATCAAGCAATTAAAGAAACACCACCAGTTGTTGAAGCAGAAGATAAAATGCCTTCAAAAGCACACATTACGAAAATGTGTAAAGATGGTAAGACTAAAGCAGAAATTTGTAAAATGCACCCAGATTGCGATCAAGGTAAATTAAAAGATATGATTGACGATTGCATGAAAGAAATGAAAGAATCAGTAATCAAAGAAGGTGCAGAAGATAACGCAGAATTAGTTATGGCTTCTAAAGACATGGTAGACAGAGTTACAGGTTGGATGGAAGACACAGCAGAAATGCAAACAGAGTCAATGTTAGAACTTGCAGATGCTATCAGAGACGAACTAGGTGCAGAGAAATCAGAAGCATTTACTAATGCGGTAAAGCCAGCATTAGAAGCAATGTACACTGCAATGGAATCAACACGTGAAGCACTAACAAATGGTGTAGGCATTGTAACAGGCGAAGGTGAGCCTGTGGATACAATGGGTGCTGAAGATCCAGCAGAAGAGCCAGCAATGGAACCAACAGTAGATGCAGAAGAGCCAGCAGTAGATCCAGAAACAGGTGAAGCAGAAGATGAATTTGGTGCAGACGCGGCGGCCGCAGGTGGCGAAGCAGAAGCAGGACGCGAAACACGTGAGAGCATAGAACGTTCACGCAAGATTGGTTCGATACTAGCCGGAAAAAAGTCGTAACTGAGAACGTCGACACGGAAGTGTTGAAAAAGGTCTTAACCGTCCTCAGTAACAAAGACCAAAAAACATTTACATTTGATCAATTGGACCAACTAATGCAAAATGTTGGTAAGTCACAATTCAGTTATGATGTTTTCCTACAAGCATACAATACTGACCCTATAGTAAAAGCAATGGTCAAAAACTTTGATAAGAACAAATTAACATTTAAAAGCAGTGAAATGGATGACATTCCACAAGACGCTAAAGAACCAAGTTCAGATCAAACAGTTTCCTCAATGGCAAAAAGAGCCACAAATTTAGGTTGACAATAGACAATACTTCTAGTATAATTAACTTAAATTAGGAGCATACTTTATGACAACAAGAACTGATGAGGAAATCATCAAACAAATTAAAGAGTTAATTGAATCGCATGTTAAGCCTGGCGTTGCAAGTCATGGCGGCAACATTGAATTTCTAGAATATAAAGACGGTAGACTATTACTTGAACTAGGCGGAGCCTGTTCAGGATGTTCAGGCAGTACTATGACGCTTAAACTTGGTGTCGAAAATATGATTAAACATTACGTTCCAGAAGTAACTGAAGTAGATGCACAAGATGATCCTTTCAGTACAGTGGATCCTTTTTATAGCGATCCATTTGCTATGCAACATGATTGGGACGAAGTCGATGACTCTAATAACAAATAAATTTGATTATCAAACAATTCAACGAAAAAGCGTAGATGGTAAGCGTAAGTACTTGACCCCTGATGGCCACGCTGTAGCAAGCGTTACTACAATCTTAGACGCCACAAAAGACAAGACACATCTTATTGCTTGGCGTAAACGTGTAGGCGAAACTAAAGCACAAGAAATTGTAACAGAAGCCGCAGGTGTTGGAACACGTATGCACAAATACTTAGAAGATTATGTTGAGTTTGGCACGTGGGCTGAACCAGGCAGTAATCCTTATGCTAAACAAGCACACATGATGGCAACACAAGTAAAAGAACAAGCACTATCAGATGTAGATGAAATATGGGGCAGTGAAGTTGCTTTGTATGTTCCACAAATGTATGCAGGAACTACTGACCTTGTAGGACAATACAAAGGGCAACCTTGTATTATGGACTTTAAACAAACTAATAAGCCTAAGAAATTAGAGTGGGTACAAGATTATTTTTTACAATTAACAGCATATGCTATCGCACACAACGAAATATATGATACTAATATCTGTGAAGGACACATCTTTATGTGTAGCAGAGCAGGTGAATACCAACAATTTGACCTATGGCCACATGAATTTAAAGAATGGGAACAAGAATGGTGGAATAGGGTTTATGCATATTATGAGAAACACGGCTAAATATGTATAATAGGAGAAGAATATGGCAGTAGTACAAATCAGTCGTATACAAGTTAGAAGAGGCAAAAAGGGTGTGGATAACTTACCACAACTTGCTTCAGGTGAACTTGGATGGGCAATTGATAGTCAAGAATTTTATGTAGGAAACGGCAGTGTGAGCGAAGGTGCTCCTGCTGTAGGTAACACAAAGATTCTTACAGAACATGATAGCATTTTTCAACTTGCAGGACAGTACACTTACAGAAATGATAGTGGAATAACAACTGGACCAAGTTCGACACAACCAATACAAAGAAGTTTACAAGCACGTTTAGATGATCATGTTTATAGTTCAGACTTTGGAATGGTAGGCGATGGTGTCACAGATGACACAGTAGCATTTCAAAGAGCCATTGATCAACTTTACATTAATACAAATAAAACTAATCCGTCAAGCAGAGTTCATTTAATACTTTCTCCTGGTACATATAAACTTACTGCAACAATTAAACTTCCTCCTTATGCTACACTTCGTGGCGCAGGAATAGATAAAACAATTTTTAATACAAGTGCCGCTGAAGGGTTTACATTTGTAAACGGTGATAGTACACCGGGATCATATGCGGCAACTTCAACAAATAGTTTTCTTAACCAAGCAAAAGATATTACTATAGAAGGTATAACTTTAAATCAAAGTGTATCAGGTGTAATGTTTGATATGCACAGTGTAAGAGATAGTCATTTTAGCAACTTAAAAGTTGTAGGTAATTGGACATCAGGTGATGCAATAGTCGCAGGACAAAAAGCATTTAGTCTTATAGGCGATAGTGCCGCAGTAATGAGCAACAACAATACATTTGTTGATGTTACTATTAAAGGTTGGACTTACGGAATTTACAGTGACTTCAACATTAACGATACTCTAGTTAAGAGTAGTACATTTGATGAACTAGGTTATGGAATAGTGTTAGGTGAAAACACAGTACTAGGACAACTAGGACAAGACGCAGGACCAACAGGAACAAAAATTCAGAACAGTACCTTTGATGAAATTGCAAGAAATGCTGTTTGGGTTAAAGAAGGTACAAATAATTCTAGTGTTGGTAACACGTTTAACAGTGTTGGTAACAACAATGGTACTGAAGCAAACAGTGCGTATTCAGTAATGAAGTTTGACAAAACAGGAAATACAAGTTCCGGTGACTTCTTCAAACGTTTTGAAGCATTGTCGTTTGAACAACAATATATTGTAAACCAAAAGTTTACACCAGTCATTGAAGGTAGTTGTCAATTTGATATGAATGGAACTTCTAGTTTAGAAGTTGTGTTCCAATCAGTAGCAAATAGATATTTTAGACTACCGGGTGATGCAAATACAAATTACGAAATTGATTATGTTTATCATAGTACAGCATACCAAGCACATCGCTCAGGTATACTTTATGTTACTGTCGATTATGATAATGATAACATAATTGTGAGGGACGAGTATAACTTTACTGGTTCAACAGGTCTTGTTACAAACTTTGAATTAACTGCGGCTTTAGTTGATGAAAATGCAGATACAACTAAAGATACAGTAGAAATTAAAGTAAGTAATGCAACAGCAACCGACGCTGGGACTTTCAAGTTCCACGTGAGATCAAAACGGTAATAAATGAATGAATTAAATTATGAGCAAAGGCTCTCTGAATGGTCAGCATTTAGAGAAACATTGGAAAAGTCTGATGATCCTCTGCAAGATGTAATTAATTATTACAATAAAATACCTACGGTGAGTATTAATACAGATCCGTATACACCAAGTACTTGGCCTACCCCCTGGGAGTTAGTTAACGAAAACATGTATTGCGACTTTTGTCGTGTACTAGGTATGTGTTATTCTTTACAGTTAACTGATCGTTTTTCAAGGGAGAAATTCGAGATACATATTGGTATAAACAACAAAAAATCAGAACATTACTATTTGCTAGTGGTAGGTGATAGGGTGTTAGGATTTGATAATTCAACGCATGTACATGTAGATCAAGCACTAAAAGATCTAGAACCGCAAGAGATTCATCGCATGCCACCCCTAAACTAAATACCACATACATTAGATAAAAGAACAACGAACGGAGAGAGACAGATGACAAACGGTACCATGATTGTAAAAAGAACCGGCACTAAAGAAACACTAAACATTGATAAGATTCACAAGGTAGTAATGCACGCCTGTGAAGGACTGGCAGGAGTAAGTGCTAGTCAAATTGAAATGAATGCAAACTTACAATTTTACGATGGTATGAGCACTAACGAAATACAAGAAATTTTAATTAGAAGTGCAAATGATTTAATTTCATTAGATGCACCTAACTATCAGTATGCCGCGGCACGTTTATTATCTTATAGTATTAACAAACAAGTTTTTGGTGAATACAAAAACATTCCGTTCAATGAAATGATTCAAAAAAATATCGATCGTGGTGTGTATGATCCTGCAATATTAGAATCTTATACTAGTACTGAAATTTCTTCATTAGATGCATACATTAAACACAAGCGAGATGAAAACTTTACCTACGCAGGATTGCGTCAAGTTGCAGACAAGTATCTTTGTCAGGATCGTTCATCAGGCGAAATATTTGAGACTCCTCAGTTCATGTACATGATGATTGCGGCAACACTATTTGCAAATTATCCTAAAGAAGATAGAATGTATTATGTAAGGAGATACTATGACTCGACTTCACTATTTAAAATCAATATCCCAACGCCAGTCATGGCAGGCGTCAGGACCCCTGTCAGGCAGTTTGCAAGTTGCGTTCTTGTTGACTCTGATGATACCCTTGATAGCATTTTTGCCAGCGATATGTCTATTGGACGTTATACGGCGCAAAGGGCAGGCATCGGAATCAACGCAGGAAGAATCAGAGGCGTTAACTCAAAGATCAGAGGCGGCGAAGTAGCACACACAGGTATTGTCCCGTTCCTAAAGAAGTTCGAAAGCACAGTACGTTGTTGTACACAAAATGGTGTACGTGGTGGAAGTGCTACAACACATTTTCCTTTTTGGCATCAAGAGATTGAAGACATCCTTGTGCTAAAGAACAACAAAGGCACAGAAGACAATCGTGTACGTAAGTTAGATTATTCAATTCAACTTAATAAAACTATGTATGAAAGATTGTTATCAGGAGGCGACATAACTTTATTCTCGCCACACGATGTGCCAGGCTTATACGAAGCATACTTTGGTGATGCTGATAAGTTTAAAGAATTATACGAGTCATACGAACGTAAGACAAGTATTAAAAAATCAAAAGTTTCTGCAATGGAATTGTTTAGTGCGTTAATTAAAGAACGTGCAGAAACAGGACGCATTTATATTATGAATGTTGATCATTGTAATACACACAGTTCATTTAAAGACAAAGTATACATGAGTAATTTGTGTCAAGAGATTACATTACCAACTAAGCCACTCAATCATATCGATGACGAAGAAGGCGAAATTGCATTGTGTATCCTTAGTGCTATTAACGTAGGTACACTAAGAGAATTAGATGATTTACAAGACCTTTGTGATTTAGCAGTTAGAGCACTAGAAGAAATTATTGACTACCAGCGTTATCCAATTAAAGCGGCTGAGAAGTCAACTAAAGCAAGACGTTCATTAGGTGTTGGTTATATCGGACTTGCACATTATCTTGCAAAAAACAAAGTTAAGTATGATGATCCAAAAGCATGGAAACTTGTACATGAACTTACAGAAGCATTCCAATATTATTTGCTAAAAGCATCAAATACACTTGCCGAAGAACGTGGTGCTTGTGAATACTTTAACCGCACTAAATATAGTGACGGCATACTTCCTATTGACACATATAAGAAAGAAGTTGATGACGTTGCAAAGGTAAAACTAAAATATGATTGGGATACTTTACGCAAGAGCATTAGAAAGCACGGCTTACGACATTCGACGTTGTCCGCTCAGATGCCATCAGAAAGCAGTTCCGTTGTGTCGAACGCGACTAACGGAATCGAACCACCACGCGGATACTTGTCCGTTAAGAAGTCCAAGAAGGGGCCTCTTAAGCAGATTGTTCCACAGTATACTACGCTAAAACAACATTATACGCTATTATGGGATATGCCTAGTAACGAAGGTTATATTAAAGTAGTAGCAGTGATGCAAAAGTTTTTTGATCAAGCCATTAGTGGTAATTGGTCATATAATCCAACACATTTTGAAAATAATGAAGTTCCAATGAGTCAGATGATACAAGACCTGCTAAATACCTACAAGTTAGGTTGGAAGACAAGTTACTATCAAAACACTTATGATTACAAAACTGATCCAAGCGAACTAATTGACGAGCCGGCACATAACGTAGGGTGGCACGACAATGTAAAAGAATCTCCAGTTGAGCGTACAGAGTTTAACGGCTCCGACGAAGAGTATGAAGAATATTGTGATGCATGTGCAATTTAGGTTGACACGCATTTGAATAGAGTGTATAGTTATATAGAAGAAGTAAGTAAGGAATTGAAATGGCAAAGACTGTCTTTAACAAAGAAAAAGTAGACTTCACAAAACAGAATATGTTTTTTGGAGCAGACCAAAATACACAGCGTTACGATACGTTTCGTTTCCCTGTGTTTGATAAACTTAATCAAACTATGTTAGGTTATTTTTGGAGACCTGAGGAAGTAAGTCTACAAAAGGATAGAGCAGACTTTGCACAGTTTCGTCCAGAGCAGAAACATATTTTTACTGCTAACCTAAAGTATCAAACACTTCTTGATAGTGTACAAGGACGTGGTCCATGTTTAGCATTTTTGCCACATGTATCACTACCTGAACTAGAAGGATGTATTGTTACTTGGGACTTTTTCGAAACAATTCATAGTCGTAGTTATACACATATTATGAAAAATGTTTATGCAGATCCAGCAGAAGTATTTGATACTATCTTAGATGATGAAAAGATTATTGATAGAGCAACAAGTGTTACTAAACATTACGATGCATTCAATGATGCAGTAGATGCGTTTCAACATCGCGGCGAAGGTAACATGCATGAAGTTAAGAAAAAACTTTATCTTGCAATGATGACTGTAAACATATTAGAAGGTTTACGTTTTTATGTATCGTTTGCTTGTACATTTGGTTTTGGAGAATTAAAACTAATGGAAGGTAGTGCAAAGATTATTTCACTTATTGCTAGAGATGAAGCACAACATTTGGCACTCAGCACACACATATTAAAGTTGTGGGCAAGCGGCAAAGACGATCCTGAGATGGCTAAGATTGCTAAAGAGTGTAAACAAGAAGTGTATGAATTATGGCGCGAGTGTGTTGCAGAAGAAAAAGATTGGGCTGAATACTTATTCAAAGACGGCAGTATGATTGGTTTAAATACCACACTACTTAATCAGTATGTAGAATACATTGCAAACCGTCGACTTAAGGCACTGGGCTTTGATACAATTTTTGATGCTCCAGTGAATACTAACCCGTTACCTTGGACACAACATTGGCTAAGTTCATCTGGATTGCAAGTTGCACCTCAGGAGACTGAAGTTGAATCATACATCATTGGTGGAATTAAACAAGATGTGGACTCGGATGCACTAAAAGGATTTAGTTTATGACGACTATAGAGATCTGGGGTAAGCCTGCTTGCCCTTCATGCATGAAAGCGAAAGCATTATGCGAATCAAGACAATTCAAGTTTGAATATAAAGAACTTGGAAAAGACTTTGATAGAGAAGCAGTCTTTGCAGAATTTCCAGAAGCAAAGACATTCCCACAAATAAAAGTATACGGCAAATCAGTTGGCGGATACGAACAGTTTGTAAAATATATCGAAGACACAAACTTCAACGGAACAGGCCACGGATAATATATGTTAATAGAAGCCCCATACAAGGTCGGTGATACCGTATCTTTTAAACTAAGTAGCGGAGAAGAGATTGTTGCCAGACTCGATTCAGAGACTGACAAATCTTATATCCTTAACAAGCCTATGGTAATTATTGCACAACAACAAGGACTAGGTCTAGCACCTTTCATGTTTAGTGTATCACCAGATGGCAAATTTAATCTTACATCAACATCCGTTGCATGTATAGCAAAAACTGAAAAGGGCATTGCCTCACAGTATGTTGAACGTACTACTGGCATTGCACTACAATAGTGGTTGACAACTACTAAGAAGTAATATATAATAAACATTTAAATAGGAGAAAAATATGACAAATCACGAACAGATTGTACAAGCGTTTAACAATTATTTAACAGAAGCAGAGACTTTTGATGAAAAAGGTGTTAAAGCCGCGGCAACAAGAGCAAGAAAAGCACTAGGTGACCTAGGCAAACTTACTAAGGCACGTAGAGCAGAAATTCAAGACAAAAAGAACGCAATGTAATGAGCGGTCAACGGCGCTGGCTTAAATTATGGGCTAGAACTGTTGGCATGCCTATTGGCATAGACGACAACGATAAGCCAGAATTCCTTCCTATTACACAATCAGATGTAAAGAAGGCACTGGCTTTTCGTACCTTTTGGATTGTATTACATTTAGTAACATGTTTTATGATCATAGCAGGCAATGGTAAAGTATTAAGAATATGGTAAATGTTGCAGTTATTATAGATTGTTATAGTCCTGGCGAAGGTAAAAGATCTACATCTTTAGAGTCATATCATTACAATATAATAGATTCAATAAACAGACTAAAATTAGATAGAGTCTATCTTGCTTCGTATGATATAGACCCAAACGAATTATATCAAGACAATGTGTTTTACACTAATACAAAAAATATACTTAACAAAGAACAATGGTATGCTAAAGAGCATTTTATAAAACAACCGATACGAACCAGCCGAAAACTAACTACTTGTCCAATTATTCTAAATGAAAAACTATACCATCCGAGTATAGAAAAACTTACTGCACATATTCCATCTGAAATAAATGATATGCAAGAGATTGATAAAGTTTATATGTTTGGTGTAGCATATGATGTTTGTTTAATGACTAGGCCTTTAGGAATTCCGTTCTGGCTAGACGATAAAAAGGATGTGAGAGTAACAAAAAATTCTACAAAATATGCCAATCAAACATATGTTGATTTTAACCATTTAAGTAATTACGAATTTATGAGTCAAGAAGCAGTTCCAAACTGGCGTCTGAAATATTTATATGAAAGAACTTATTAAAATGCCAAAAGCAAATACACAGTTTAAACTTACAATAAGAGATATCGAGATTATCGAACAAGCCTTAAGAGCAAAAGCAGGTCGTAGAGGTCTAGCCATTGCTAATGGTGAAACATCTGATAAGTTAAAAGAAGAAATGCATGAAATACAAAACTTATTAGGCAGATTGCATGATCAAAAAGTTTGGTATACACCTAAAGACAAATTTGTGCCTGGTGGATAAATGAGATTTTTTATTGGACAGTGTGAATATAAATGGTCCCACGCAAAGACTAAAATGGAAAACATGTGGGTTATGCGTGAACTAGGACAAGACTTGTGGAAGCAATGTAACCAAGACGGTTTCAAATTAAAATACATTAGAAGTAACAGTCAAACCCTACCAGGAGATACGTATTGTCGTTGTGACATTTATGTAGATGTCGACGATCATAAGGAGGGCACATTGTTTGCTATAAAATATTCAGAAGTAACAAAGCCGGTTTCTAAAGTTCTATAAACTCTTTTTCTCTGTCAAGATATTTGTAATCAATTTTGACTGGATCAAACTTTTCTAAAGCATCAAAAATTATTTGCTTATTTAAATCACCACAAGTATATACATCAAGTTGTACTAAACAAGGGGCACCTTCGTCCCATACATGTATTGCAACATGACTAGTTTCAATAATAGTAACACAAGTTAGTCCTCGGTTACCCTTCATTTCACAGTACTTTGCAAACGGTCCCATCATTATTTTCATACCAATGTCGCGGATTAGATTAGTTGACCAATCGATAATTGTTTGCTCGTACCTTGGAGGGTTACTTACTTCTGCTCTAACTATCAAATGTTTATGTTGTAACATAATTGGAGATATTTAGTATAATAATGGTTGACAAGAATACCGTTTGACTGTATAAATAATATGTAGACGTTGAAGCAACGTGAACACATACAGGACTCGGGGGCAGTACCCGACGACTCCACCATAAACACATTTACTGAGTGTGCTTATGATGGGGTCGAAATAGGATCGACTGGTGTTGTAGTGAAGTGGAGTTTACCGGATGACTGCGTTATTGGTCAAACTTTATAATTGCAAACGACAATTATGCGCCAGAAATGGCATTAGCGGCCTAAGGCTGTTACGGGGTAGTTAGGCCTTGTTACCAAACATAGCATTAAAGAGTGTTGCTTAATTGTAACACTCTTTTCTTATAAAGTACCAGACTGGCGTAGGTTCGTTGGTTTGTAGATAAGTAATATACGGAGTGCATACTAACCGGGATAGCACTCTTAATTTTATAAAATTTAAGGAAGAAAAATATGCGAATTATAACAATCGCCACAGCGGGTCTTTTGGCGCTTTCATCAGCGACATTAGCAAACGCAGAAGCAACAGCAGAATTACCAACAGTAGCACCAATTATGACAGGTGCTGTAAACTTGGACTTTGCTGAAACAGCCGCAGGTAAAACTGCAGGCACAATGGGTATCGAATTAGATTTTGATGCTGGAGACATTGCAACAGTTGACCTAGACTTTAAAGCAACAGATGGTTCAGCAATAACCTTAGACACATGGACTGTAGGAACTACAGTAGGTGCGTTTGGTTTAGCATTTGGTGATGACAATGATCTAATGCCAGGCACAACAGCAGATGCAGTAGCAAACGGCACACTAGCAACTCCAGCAATGACTGAGTCATTGCAAGTAACAATGGGCGGCGCAAGTGTAGCATTAGGTTTATCTAACTGGACAACTGATGTATCAGAAGTAAGCAACCTACAAGGTGCATACACATTTGGTACAGATATTGCAGATGTAACAGCATCAGTAGACTACAACCGTACAAGTGAAAACTATGTATGGGGTGGTGAAATCGGTAATGTAGACTTAGGTGTTGCAACAGCAGGCGGTATGATGACATATGATATAGATGCAGAGCATTTTGCATATGAAGGAACTTTAGCATCAAACGGTATTACAGCATATGTAAACGGCGATGAAGACAATAGTCTACAGCACATCGGCGGCGAGTATGTGTACAACTGGTCAGGTGTAGAATTAAGTGCAGGTGTTGATTATGACACAGACGCAGAAGATTGGTCACCAATGGCAGGTATGTCATTTAGTTTCTAAGTCAAACTTATACTAAAGAAAAGGGTCGCCTTGTGCGGCCTTTTTTTATGGCTTAAAAATAATAAATACGTACATAACCAAGGAGGGTTATGAAATTACACAAGTATTATGAAGCACACGAAACACAACCAAAAAAGACAAGTCAAGGAAGAAACCACAGTAGAACAAAGTTTTCTTCTATGAATAAGAGTAAAAAAAGAAGTTATAAAAAATATAAAGGACAGGGGAAGTAGATGTCAAAAGAAGACAACACAGGTAAGATGGAAGTAGCAGTACGCATCTTAGGCAACGAACTAGTAGCACTAAAGATGACTGTAGATGACTTTAAGATTAAATGGTTAATCTATGGAGTGATTACTATCGTAGCACTAGGTTGGGCCGCAAGTAGTTTTGGTCCTGCATTATTTGAAATGGTAGGGAGTGAATAATGGAACAAAAAGTAACCGAGGGTGATGTTCAAGCAGGTATAGAATTTATATATCATATGCGAGAACATTTAATAGATGTAGGAGTAGCAACAGTATATTTGTTTGTATGTTATGCCGCTTACCTATTATTAAAAAAATACATAAAGTGAGGGAGTGAATAATGTACGAATATAAATGTAAAATCCTAAGGGTCGTTGACGGTGATACTGTTGATGTAGATATAGATCTAGGCTTTGGTGTTTGGATGCACAAAGAACGTGTTCGAATGATGGGCATAGACACACCAGAATCTAGAACAAGAGATAAAGTAGAAAAGACTTTTGGACTCGCAAGTAAAGATAGACTTAAAGACTTATTACCAATTGGGTCAATGCAAGTTCTTAAAACAGAGATTGATAGAAGTGGTGAAGATAAAAAAGGTAAGTTTGGAAGAATACTCGGAGACTTCCTTATTGACGAAAAACGTGCTACTGATATTCTTATTGAAGAAGGTCATGCTGTAGCATACTTTGGCGGATCTAAAGACGAAATTGAAATGAAACACATGGCAAATAGAGAGAAATTGCTACGTGAAGGTGTTGTTGCCCGTGATGAATACGATGCGGCTGTGGCATTAATGAGTAAATAAACCGCTAAAATACGCGGAAAATTACTAGTTTACCAAAAAAGGTTGACGTTTGCGCTTTATTATGTTATTATATTCTTAATATGTTAACTAAAATAATAAAAATAATAAGGAGTAACATTATGTCAAATACAACTAAAGCAAAAGGTACTAAGTTCTTTAACGAAGGAACTCAAAACCAACAAATCTTAGCAAACTACTGGGGTAACGGTAAATCGTTTACAACTGAAGATCTAACTGATGACTTAGCAATTATGTCACCAGGTGCAAGATTAACTGAATTAAGAGAAGCAGGTTTCGACGTAAGAGTAGTAGAAACTAACTCAAACGATTCAGTAGGTAGACCAGAGTCTACATACAAGATTATGAAAAGAAGAGTAGTATAATACAATTCTTTTTTGGTCTTTTACCAAAATAACTTGACATTTGCGCCTGTCCGTGCTATTATATAAACATAATAAGGCAACAGATAGGCGCAGATATGACAATGAGTTTAGTACGTGGCATGACCACGCTCAATACAAAAAAGCGTAAACCCACCAAGATGACACAGGCTAGATTAGAACGCCTGCAACAAGATCATCGCGAACACAACAAATATATGAAACGTATACACGCACACAGTAATGTGATGACGTTCGACGAGTATGTCGAATACGTAAGTGG